GGGATGATCGAGAAGGCTTGGTAGGAATGACTAAAGCCCACCCCTCTTACTGTGAATTTCATGTTCAGAGATTGACTAAGGATGGTCTCCAGTTCGAAAGTGCTGGAAAATCCTTGACTTTTGATGAACTTATGGACCGAATGGTTGAAATTAGCAGTCTCAAGAAGGGTTGGGGCAAAGGTTTTCTTGCGGGACTTCAAGAAACTGTTTCTGACCAAAGGAGAAAATACGAAGCAGAGAGTATTCAGCCAGAGAGTGGTGTTGATGATAACACACCTCTGGAAGAAGATCCCTCTCTTCGTCAATTGATTGAGTCGATTCGTGAAATGAAACCCAATTGGTCAATGAATCAAGTGCGTCGCCGCGCTGAAATTCTGCGGGAATGTCTTGATGATAATAACGCAGATATCTATTTTGATACATTGGCTCGATATGGATCTAGTGGTTGGCGTGCGAGAGATTTGCACGTTACTATTACACCGCTTCAAGGTTATCTTCGAATGAATTCAGGTACTGCCAGTTTTAAACTGTTTGCACCAGGTTTGTTTAGGGAGACGCCTTTTGAAAGACTACTGTTGTTGAGAGATGGGTTTAGTTTCGATCCCATGGTTCCAATGACGGAAGACATGCAGTGGATTTCACATTTGATTCAAAGTTTTTGTGTAGTTCCAGATACCAACATTCGGGGTGAGCAGGCTTTTGATAGTCCAATTCACAAGGCTAGTTTATGTGCTGAAGCTGTGGCAACATATTTCAGGTACTATGACGCTGGTACTTTTGATCTCACCACTGGAGAATGCTCTATTGATAACTTCAGTTTGCAGAATTTGGTTGATTTGATCACCTACTTTGTTCTCTATTACATGAGAGCAGTGGGTGTTGAAGTTCAGATCCAAGGTCGCGTGTTGATTTTCAGGGACAGTCCTGTCTCAGAAGAGACTTTTAGGATTGGAATCGATTTTCGGTATGGTGTATCGCCTGAACGATCTGCATCTACTCAAGGTAATGAACCCACCAACGGTATTGTTCCGCAGACAGGATGGACAGATGAATTTGAGGAGGATCCTAGTAATAAGTACTCCGACAGTTCCAATTCTGAATCTGAATATGAACCCATGTATCGTCTTACTAAAGTGAATTCTGATTGGCTTGATTATATCAGGATGGAAGATTTCACTCGTTTTGGTTTGTACGAAGCAATTATCCGAGCAGTTTTGCTGCAGGCGGAAATTAATGGGCAGATTGTTGAGCCAGACGAAATCGTTGAAGCCATTATGACCTTCAAATGGGAAGAATGGGCGTTCCAATTGGATTCTAATGATCCAACAAACCCTGCTCCCTTTGTCTTTCGAGTATGGACTCGTATGAAGAGTAATGGAAAACGGAAAGTTTTCGGCGTATCTGAGGAAGATGTGAAGAGCTGGAGAGAAACTATTGTTGATTATGCCAAGAAAGGTGTTTCAGCATTGTGTAATTTCTGGCTTAACACATACCTCTACACACTGGCGACTGGTGCCGTGATCGTTGATGAAGGATTTGCTTGGGCGTTTAAAGACCCGAATATGAGAAAGTATCTTGGTACGTTACTCGGTACATTCGTTTATGGAATGGCCGCGTTTCAAATTGCCAAGGGTGTCATTTCTATGATTTTTGGAAATTTCTCTGCTCAGTCGAATGAACGTTCAGGTAAGACCAAAAGGACTCAGAGAGAAAAGGCGTTTAGGAGAAATCCAAAACCTCAGTCTTTCATCTCCTCAAACAAAAACTTGTGCAGCGTTATTGAAATGGTTTCTTTGAATCATCTCTTCGTGGTGCATAGACCTCGTACATCTGCTGAAAACGAAGCCTTTGAAGGTGAATTCTGCAATATGGGAGGTCCCAATGTTGTTATGGGATATGCTATGGCTATTGGTGGAAGATTGATGCTGATGCCCTATCATTTCTGGTCTCAGATTGGTAGTTTGGTGGAAGATAATGAGCTTAAAGCCAACGATCTTATCACCTTCAAGTTTGTCAATAACGGTTGTCTCCATTGGAGTATGACTGCAAAGGACTTCTTTGAAGGTGCCCACCCTGATCAAAGAGCTGATAAACAGGATCTCATATTGATTGAGATGCCTAAAAACTATCAGCCGGTGAGGAAGATCACCAAACACTTTGCTACGGAAAAGCAGCAAGAAAGTTACACGAAATGTGATGCTATCTTGTACGTTGGTGACAGAAGAGCTACTCCAGAGTTAGTCAATGGGGGACCAGTAGCTGTCGCAAATGCCAACTCAGTTGTCGCCGTTAGGAACAAGGATATTACTATTCCTGACAGTGCGGAATGGGATGAGTTCGTTATTGAACAAGTCTACCGTTACCGCGCTGATACTGATTTTGGAGATTGCGGCTCTCCTCTTTATGTGAATGATTCTCAGAAAACTGCTTCCATAATCGGAATGCATGTAGCTGGGAGTTCATCTGAGAGAGTTGGTTTTTCTTCTGTGATCACCCGTGAGTGGTTGGAAAAGTACATTGAGGACATTGGTCACAAGTACGAGGTTGAGAGCATGGAAACCCAGTTTGGATGGACGGCTAACCCCGTAAACATCGAACAGACTGGTGACGTCCAGGTGGTTGGTCAAATAGAACCACACTCCATGGCTCCGGGGCGTATGATGGGTTCTGCCATCAGAAGATCGCCCCTCCATGACACTTACTTCAAGTCGCCAAATGCTCCTGCGCGGCTTGGTCCATTTACGGACAAAGAAGGGAATCGAATCGATCCTTTCGATATTGCGTTCCAAGGTTATTGCCCTGGCTTCGTATACATACCTGAGAAGGTTGTAGAAAAAGCTACGAGATCGCTTTTTGATTATCTCACACATAATTCAACCCAAGGGTGTGAAAAGTGTGTTTTGACGTTTGAAAAGGCGGTTTTGGGTGATGGACCTGGTAGTGCTTTGTCGTCGATTCCTCGATCCACATCGTCTGGTTACCCATACAATGTGACAACCAAGCCCTCGAATAAGGTCTATTTCTTTGGTGATGGTATGGATTTTGATTTATCCACTCCTGAAGCCCAAGAACTTAAACGAGAAGTTCACCGTGTTGAATTGTTAGCGATGCAGAATATTCGCT